ATTAACAATAAAACAATGAGTAAAAAAATTAAAGACACCAAGTTAGGATCTTGGTTAGCAGAAAAAGCACCAAACATATTAGGTGCCGTTGGCGATTTACTACCAGATAGCGGCGGATTAGGCATTGTAAAGAACCTGATCGACAAAGATGATAGTGTTGACTCGGAGGAGGCTCAGCGTCAGATAGATGCAGAGGTTAGATTCCAAGAGAACGTAACAGAGCGATGGAAGGCTGATATGGGTAGCGACGTTAAGTTAGCTAAGATGATACGTCCAGTGACGCTTATATGCCTTATGGCTATGTTTATGATTACTATGATGATTGACAGCATGGATAACGTAGCATTCAATGTAAAGGATTCTTACGTATCTCTTCTTGAATTGCTTATGCTTACAGCATTTGGTGCATACTTTGCTGGGCGTACTATCGAGAAAAAAGGAAAGAAATAATTGTTATATTCGTAGGCTAAATTATTAACCATGCCTACAGAAAAAAACTACTACAAAGAAAAGTTTGACACCCCATCTTTTCTGGATCAAGACGTATTAAAAAAGCAAGAAGCCAAGATTGAATCAGGTGAAATTACCTGTAATCTTGACTCCCCAGAAGACTGTGAGGCCTGCGGTGCTTAATAGCATTCAATAACTTCGCTGTACACTCCGTTATACATTGTGTTTAGTTTCCTAGACACATGTGTGACCGTATCTGGTTTTGTGCGATCTGTGATTATTTTGTATAATGTTTTAAACTTAGGGTTGTAAAAACCTACCTCGTCTTTATACCAATCAATCTTAGCATTTAAGGAATCTTGCCTTAACTCTAAATACTTTACTTTTTCTTCTAAAGCTTGTATCGTTTTGTCTTTTTGCTTTATGGATGTAATTAACTGTTTGTTTGCAGAATCTTCTCTAACGCAGTTAGCATGACCTACAGCTTCTAAATATCTACTTCTACACAGTAAGTACTTTTCTTTTAACTCAGAGTCAGATTTAAGTATATGCGGGGCGTCGTTACAATGATGCAGTACGGTAGCATGATTCTTCAACATGAAATCACCTATTTTAGTGTAGGTGTATCCAGCTTGGCGCAGGATATAGCTATAAACTTTTCTTGCGTCAACTATGTTTCTGTATTTACTTCGGTCTAGTATATCATCTTCAAATACTTTTGTTACAATGCCGTACAATATATTGCCATCTCTATTCATATGATCGTGGTACATTTCATACCCATCGAGCGTTCTTTTCTCTTTTGTATCCATTTTAATTAAATTATAAGTAAGAGAGGAGGACTTGGGTTTACCTGTTTAGGGGTTTCAACATAAATAATTTGCCCCCTCTCGTACTTAATTATACTTTGTAAATTAACGTTTCGTTAGTTTCAGGGTGGTTGTATTCTAAGTAAGTTTTAGGACCTCCGTTTTTATTCATATCTTCTTGAGACCAAGGTATATAAACCAAACTAGAAAGGTCAGTTAGATCGTGAAGAGTTACCGTTGTAATAACATCTTTTTTACCCCACTTAGATCTTGTATATAATTTTTTGTAAGATTTTGAGTAATTGTCTACGTATTCTTTATCTATGTTAAATGTACACCAGTTAAGAGCCTCTTCCCTATCGAATCTAAAGAACCCAGTTAAAGCTTCTATTTCCATAGCAATCCAAGTTGCATCACCAGCCATCCAACCTTTTTCACCAACCACATTTTTAAACTCTAAACATATTGCCGACGGTAATTTTTTACCCTTGACATCTACACCGTAAGTTTTGTTTGGTCCGTGCCAAAAATCTACATGACTATACCTGTCAGTTTGATAATCTGTCTTTACTGCTTCTGGGTGTATTCTTAACCACCTTTCTTCAGAAACCTGACCGTTATCCCAAGATTCTTTTAGCTTATTCTCCCTTACCTTCAGTGTGCTCATCTAGGGCTGATTTAATTATTGACAACTCTTCTCTAATAACATTTGAAACAGCATCTATAGAAGTATTAATTACTTCTGCTTCTAATACTGGATTGCCATCCTCATCATGAAGAGATTCATATAAATCATCTAGTAAAACATGAGCTCTATCACAAGCTAAGTGATAGAAAAAAGACAGCTTAGATTTCTCCATCTTTAATTGATTGTATTATTTCTTGAATGCATTGGTCAACTTGCCCTCTGTTCTTTGCTAAAAATACAATATAATTATCTTCCAATCCAACTAAATGGTGTAAAAAAAGTTTCCACCTCATAGGAAAGTCATGATGCGAGGGTAAATATCCTTTAGTTTCTATAACCCAATTGTGTTTTTTACCCATAAAGTCTGGCTTGTACGTTATAGGTAGAACAACTGCTCCAGTTTTGTCAGACATCTCTTTCTTCTTTGCCGTCATTTTATAATACTTGTTATTGTATCTAAACTTAGGCAAGAGCTCAAAACTCTTTTCTTCGTAATCAAATGCAAGCTTATGCTCTTTTAATTGATCTGCACAGTATTTTTCTATAGAGCTAGCATACCTACCTAATTTCTTCTTGCCTGCTGAAGATTTTTTTCTTTTGTTTCTTTTCATTAAACTAATTTAAAATACAAAAACCTATTTGTCAAGCATAAAGTTAAGGTTTAACGGAATGGCCGTACCTGACTGAATATCAATGGGTTCAAACAACTCAGTCCTGTTTATCCATGAGATAAATCCAGTGTGGCTAGTGTTCATTACTAATCTATACGGCTCCTCTAAAGGTGTAGGCTGTCCTCCAGTTTCAACTTCTCTAACTTTACGAACATGCAACTCACTCATTTTACGTATGCTGTGATCTGGTGATTGCACCTTTCGATGAATTGTAACAAAACAATCAGCACGATTAACAAACTTACCGCCACCCTCTGTGTCTTCTGCGTATGGAGCTACAGGTAGTCCATCATCACCCTTTCGTCTTTGAGCTTCTGTTACGGCATGCATGTTTAGCCATACTGCTATGTTTGCTGATTTACTAAATGTTAAGAACTCGCTAGCTGCTTCGTAATGATAATCATGAGTACTGATATTGCTTTTCCCCATGTCTAACCTCAAACTGTTATACGGATCAATAAATACAGCATCAATAGGCTTTTGCTTCATTATTTTTTCAATGAAGATTAAGAGATCTGAGTAGCTATACACCTGATTGTTATTGATGATAGTGAAGTGCTCCTCTACCCACTTGTACGCTTTTTTACGCTGGGCGTAAGTCATATCCTCAACCTTTCTATTAACTGCAAATTGCATCAAAGTCATTTTTACCGATGCGGTTCTGTTTTCAGAAGAATATATAACCCACTTCCAGTCATGTCTAATGGTTGCATTAACAATCATATACAAGGCTGTCGTAGTTTTACCTACGTTAGAGTGACCGTTTATTATTAAGAACTCTTTTTTATATCTAAAGTATTCATCTAGGGCTTCATCCCCTGTATCAAGGCCTATTTCTATCTTACCCTGAGCGAAATCATCAATCCACCTAAAATCCTCATCATCAGATGAGATGAACGACATATCTCCATCGTTAATTAGTATCTCCCTTCGTGCAGCTTTTTCGTTTTCGATGACATCTCTGATGGGCATAGTCTTACCCTTTTCTATACCATCACGAATTGCGGTCTTAGCAGACTCGTCAGAATCAATATCCCTTTTACTTATTTCTCTAAAGAGTATCCTTACAACCTCATCCTCTTCCATCCTTCCAGCGGATATAAACCCTCCACAAAGAGTGGCAGCTTTAATTAAAGCGTTATGCTTCTGACCATCCTCAGCGTTACGTATTACACGAACTGCTAAATTTAGCTTCAAGTAATCTGTATAGTCATAAGCTTCGTTTGTAGTGGTCTGAGCCTCAGCCATTTCGCTAGTAAAAGCCCCAAACTTTCTAGCGTTATCTTTTATGACTATTTCTGGATCGTAAGACTCAAAGCAAGCTCTGGATTCATTAATACCAGACTCATCAAGTTCCAGTCCGTATTGTTTTTGAAAGTATTTTATTAGCGCCCTAAAGTGATCTCTGTGACGCTCAGGATTTGTTATTTGAACGAGCGCCTTGATTCCGTCACCTGACGGAGAAACCCAGCAAGCGGAGATGTAATCGTCAGTACTAAGGGCAGTCTTGACCGTATTAATTTCAACGTGATCAAAGTCCAGAACAATGTGTCCAGAATGTTCAAACAGCGCTTCATCACTTCTTTTAGAGAACTCTCCACTAAACAATACAACAGGTAAGGACAGCTTCTTATTTTTATCGCCATTACGTATCTTCGCTATAGTCGAAGACGACTTCCCCTCCTGAATTCGTCGTAACGCTGTTTTTAATGTTATGTGATGAGGATTCTCCTTCTCGTATACGTTCTTGAATATCGTTACTTTCATTATCTATTGCAATCATTAGCAGAATCATATACCCTGCACAATCCATTAAAGTGTCTTCAGTTTCATCGTTAACTCCTACGTTAGCGATTCGTTTTAATTTATCATCGAGCCTAATTTTTATAGCCTCTGTTGCTTTTAGTCGAGAAAAAATGCCTACAGGATTCAAAGCTGAATCACCATAAGCATCATTTTTATCTAGCAATAGATCTTTAAGATCGTTGCATTTTTTTATTAGCTTCTTTTTTGTGTTCATCTAGAGATACTTGTGATCTTGACAACTCTACCACCTCTAATATTTCACGTACTATAATTTCTTTATTCTTAGCCTTTGGCGTAAAGTATTTACCACGAAAGCGATTCATATTTTTATAATCGTAACGCATAATATCAGCAGGAGTGTCATAGATAGTTACTATCCATTCCTCACGCTCGTGTACAACCTTCCGTTTTTTGAAGGCGACACGAACACGAGAATGTTTAATTATAGGCTTATCAGAATGGCATGTCATCAGCTACCTTTTCTGTAGCTGCCTGCTTTGCTGCTCTTTTTTCCTTTGCAGCTGCGCTGTTAGGATCAAAACAACGGCAACAAGGTTTACCATTTTTAGACATGAACATAGTAAGGTAGACGTTACCGCCCTGCCCTTGTTCATTACGCTGTGTAGCGTATTTTTCGATCATTTCTTTTAGCTCATGATCTTTGAAACGTACGCTCCAACTCATTAACTCTCCCGCATCAGTGTGACGGGGCTCTTCAGCGAATCCTACTAGGACGCTATCGTATTTAACTTCACTCATTTTAATATATAATTTAAGAGATTAATAAACATAAACTGTGTACAAAGGTATAATGCTATGTACGTTAAAACAACCTTAGCGGTGTTTTTATTTTCTTTAGACAGTAAATTCTGCATAGTTGTTTTGTGTTGGGGAGCCCTCGGCTAACCATTTTTTAATGTTACCGACAGCTTCGTTAAACTTCATTTCACCTTTGAATAGCGTCTCATCAGAGCACTTGACTAAGGCTGGATAGAATGGGTATGCTTTTTCTTGCACAACCCAATAGTAATCTTTGATACCAAAGACAGTTGTGTATATGTAAGCTTGGATGTCATAACTCCAGCTGTTTACATCGTAGCGAAACTTAGATACGCTACGTGAGGACTTACTATCGGTTATAAAACCATCCCCCAAGCAATCAAGGAATCCTTTGACAGGTACACCGTCAATCTCTTCATTAAATTCTACTTGGTATTGTCCTGATAGATAGCTACTGAGTAGACCGCAGGCTTCAAGCCTCTCAATCATCTCACTCGCTTTCTTCCAATCTTCCTGTGTGACGAGCGTCTTACCCTCATTCTTCTCAGAAATCTCCGCCTTCCATTCTCGGTAGCGCTTAGTATTTCTAGGATATTTACCACCAATATCGGCGACGATATCGCCATCATCCAAACGATAAAATTGATCATCTAATTTTTCTGGTTCAAACAGCATCATGTCGTATAGGCTGCCAAATGTCAATGCATCTGACTCTTTTCTTAGTTGTCCCCTCATGTACATCTCCCAGAGACGCATATCTCCAAGAGCGTACTTAATAGAGGAGTAAGAAAGGTGTCCCTTACCTACAGATTCTGTTAATTGTTTTCGTAATGTCATGCTTTTTTAGTTAATTTGTAATAAGCGTTTATTGCTTGGTTATACTCTCCTGTAAGAATCTTTTTAAGAGATCTTAATGGTAGCTTACACCATTGCTTATATCCTTTATATCTAGTTTTCATAGAGGGTAGAGCAACGTATACTTTCTCCTCATCGTTGATATCTACTAGTACAATTCCAGATGTAGGTTCGTTGCTTAAATCAATTTTCCATTTCAGAAGTCGCTCTATATTTTTGAACTTTTTACGCTCTGAATTTTGTTTTTTATAGCAACTACAACCCCATGAACTGTCATGAACGCAACTTATGTAGTCGTTCGACCATAGGTATTCATAACCTCCTTTAGATTTTATGTACTCATACCACTCTAAACTAGAGGATATCATCGCACAAACTTCTTAAGTCCTACTACTTGCTTTTCAGTGAGTTGCTCACCATACTTAGTTATAATAGCGTCAAAGGCTTTTGTTTTGTCCGTAGATGATTTGATATAGCCGACAGCTTTATCCATAATGTTTTCTACAGGTGCAGATGATGATGTATCACTTGACTGCTTAGCAATAGCGTCATTCACTTCATTTGCTGATGCAATAGAAGTGTCTATACCTATACCCATCATGGCAAGGGCTCTACCAACAGCTGACGTTTCACAGTTTTCTACGTAGCTCGTCTTGTTGATATGACTAGATGACTTTTCTTCATGGGCATGACCTGTAGCAATAACACGCTGATTTGGATCAGCTATAATGCATTTGCACACACACATCTCCGAATCCAACGCTGTGAATTCTGTTGAGATTGTCCAGTTTTTATACTCCTCTTCTTGGCGGAAGAATTTGATACGCTCGTTTACTTCGACGTACTGTTTACCACGTATGTTCGTGGTTTTAAACTTGTATTTTGACATGTATTAAATTAAATTAAAGAGATTACAAATATAGTTAATTGATTGATAAAAAACAAATTAAAACCCATACTCACGGGCATCTTCGTATAAATTTTTCATTGATTTTTCAAACTGTTTGGGTGTTTGATCTATGTTACGACAGACTTTCATAAATCTGTTAATCAAGTGCATAGCATCTAAGTGTTCACTCTTTAGTTGAAGTGAATCGCTAAACATTTTTTCTTTTGTTTTACTCATGGTTTATTGTTTTGATATGTTAAATAAAATGCTGTCACTATGTAGAATAGTGCAACTGATATTAGTATTGTCATGTGAATTTCTGTGTTTTAATTGTTTCATTCTTGTTAGCTACGCTGTGTTTCTCACCAATGTAGTAGTTCCAATACGCATCGACTGAACAGTCTGTCTTGTACTCATCGGGCATACACTGGGGCGGTTGCGTAAACTTACCTTCAGGTATATCAGGTGGTACGTGACACAAACTATCCCAACACTTCTGTATGCTTAGATGCTCTTTGCCATACCTCCTAGTGTACTCTTCACCCAAGTGCATCATGTGTCTAAACAGCCATCTGTAGTTGTTAGCGTTCTCACGTACCCACTTGGTAGATGGGTGGTTGTAGTGTGCCTTCTTGTATGGTACGTTGTCGCCATTGCCGTAGTGGTGGTGTGCTGTGCATAGCATCTGTGCTGATTCAAGTATCATCTTGACTACATGCTTGTCGTACATGTAGCTAGCGGCTACGCTTGGATCTTCGTGTAAATAAAATATATTCATGTTAATTAGTATGGATCTTCAAAATCTTCTTTTGCTAACTCTTGCATAGAATCTCGGAATTTATCGTTAGACAATAGAAAGGACAGATTATGTTTTTCTTCTTTGTCTGTATAATAAACCCAATCTATATCTAAACTGCGACCTTCGGGGTAATCAACTACATAGTACACTAGGGTAGCTTCAAGCCCAAAGTCTAGTTCAAAATCTACTTCTCGTTTACTCATCTTTATTTTTCTGTATTTTAATTAATTCTTCTTTATACTTTTGCGCTATAAGTTCCCAAGCCATAGCCTTTTTAAGTAACTCTGTCTTAGTGTGTGCTTTAAGCACCCTTTTTCTATCTTCTTTTGATATAAGATTTAGTGGGTTGAATTCTTCTTCCATTGTTATGTGTTTTTTGAACTTGTTACTTCAAGTCTGTGTCGTTTTATATTTCTCCATAAGGTTTCTGTTCTAATCCCCAATGCTTTCGCAGCGTCAGACACATAGTCGTAATGATCTAAAGCCTTTTGCATCTTGGCTATACGCATCTCTTTAATTGTCATTAGTTTTAAGTTTAATGAAAGTTAATTGATTGGCAGTCCACCCTTCTTTTATGCACTCCTTGAGGTATGTTTTTTTACAACTTGTATATCCAAGAATGTACTCGCTCATACCTAAAACTTTCCAATATGTTTTGTTACTCATGTTCATTGTATTTTGTTTTTTATTTTCCTCCATGTGTCAGGGTATTCGTCTATTAGTATGCGTTTGAGTGTTTGTAGTTCACTCCAGTTATCTCTAATAACCTTAGCTTGATTCTGTATTGTTCTATCCTTGTCCGTCATTATTCCCATGTCATTTTATATAATATTCCGTTTGCTCTTGCTATATCTAATGCTTCCTCTTCTGTAAAGTATTTTCTATCGGGATTCTCGTCATGCATTTCTTCTGATATGTCATCCCAACAAGACCACATTAAAATATGTCCCCTTATGTCCTCAACGTACACCCAGTAGTCATCGCCCTCGTTGAATGGGTATTTTTTATTGTTATCCATTGTCATTTTCTTTTTCATCAGCGTAGTCACACGCATCATCTTCGCTGTCTTTTGTATGTGATTTAATTGCATCAATAAGACTTTCTCTAGCGTGTGTCGGATCCGATATCACCGCTTGTACTAGCCATTCAAATTCATCTGCTAAGTTTTGTCCGTCATATCCTGAACTTAGAATATCAACGTACCTTTCTGCTCGTTTGTGTAGTTCGTAACTCATTTTGTTTTGGTTTCTTCAAGGTGTCTAATTAAACTATTAAGTGCATAACAAATCCCTACGTATTCTGATTTCGTATGGCTGTCATTTACCCACTCGTCATCGCTTTTGATGTCTTTAGCTATGTTCTTTATTCGTTCTAATGTAAATGTTTCTGTCATTTTGTTTTTGTTTTATTTAATTATCCTAGCGAAATGGATATCTATTACTTGCCCACTCTTCTATAAATTCTTCGAGGTCGTATGCAAAATTCTCCATGTCTGTGAGCAAGAAGTCATTCGTTTTATCTTCATACACAAGGAAGTATTCAAGTTTCTTGTAAGCACCTGATTCATTTAGTGCGTTGCTTATGTGTTCTATTCGTTCTTGCTTTGTCATGTTTATCTGGTTTGATGCTCACTACGTGAACATTAGTAATTAGTTCTGCTAGTTCGTGCATGCTGAATGATGCGAAGCCTGTCTGTGTTTCTGGTTTACGTTTACTCATTGGTTTGACCTTCATATTTATTAAAATTATTTAGTATTATATCGCACATGCCGTCCATAGCTTGCTCATGAAACTCATAAAGCAGTACGCCATCAAAGTATGTAAGCAAGTCCTCTTGCACTCGCTCTCTTAGTTCTTGTAGTTGATGTGTTGTCATATCATTGTAATGTTTCCGTCTGTGTCTATGTAACCTGCATCGATAAGGGCTGATGCAGTTCGCCCGTAGCTACCTTGTAGCTTCCATGCCATACCATTGCTGATTAGTTCAGCGAATAGTTCTAGCACTCCTGTGTCGTCTAAAAGACCACACTCGAAGTCAATTATTTTGTCTGTTATATTCATAGTTCCTTTGCGTTTACGGATACGAAATCTGTGTCGCATTGTTGAAGCTCTGCCTCGCCTAGCGTATCCCATATCTCGTGGTATAAGTCTTGCTCTAAAAGAGCATCGAGAGAGTAAGCCCCTAAATTATTGCCTAGCGTTATTCTTTCAGCGTCTGATGGCGTTAGGTTGTCAGGTAGAGCTACCTCGATTGTTGTGGTGTATGTACGCACCACTTCTATCTCAAATGTTTTCATGATTGATGTATTTATATTGATTCTACAATTTGCATCGCTTTATCCATAGCATAGGTGCGTTGTTGTGTTATCGTACCGCACGTTTGTGGTGTTGGTAGAGGTACTTGGTCGAGATACATTTTCTCTCCTCTTTGTATAGCGTTAGCTATCTGTCTTTGGTGGTATAGTTTTTCTTGTAGTGTCATGCGTATATTATTTTTGTGTTATTAACTCTTTCTATTGCTTTGGCTAGATTCTCTAGTGCTTCTACTCTCTCTCGCAGTACATCCTCATCGTCTATACCGCAGTCGTAGTACCCTTCAATATCCCATAGGCAGGCATCGTGGTCGTATGCATCTCCTTCTGATGTTAGTTGTTCTAGATATTCCGTTACTACGCTGTATGCTGTTAGTAAATTTACTTTGCTACTTTTCATAATATATATTATTTAGTTTGTTTTTCTACCCCATAACATATCGCGTGGCATTTCATCGAATACCACCATGCTGTCTTTTTCATTGGGTGCGTTTTTTACTAGCGTCTGTGCTTGCTCTCTTGTTAGGTTTGTGAATAGGATATCTTTCTCAAAGCTATCTCTATACACTCGGTAAACTGCGTAATCTTTCATAGTTATCGATCTTTTATAATTATATTAATTCCTAATTGTCTAGATGCATAATTGATATGCTTTTGTGTTGTCATACTCCACCAACCTAATTGATGCAGTTCATCCCCTCTTACTTCTGCTACCCTTGTGTTGTAGCTGTAAACGAAAGGGTGTTCAAATTTCAAGTTCCTTGTGTATTTATTGAATTTCATATCTCAAAAGTTAGTTGTGCTTGTGAACAGAACGATTCTGTTATCATTTCAATTGCCTCTAAGTCGTTAATATTTGTGAAATATATGTATGCTAGTTCTAGTTCCTCAATGGAGAAATCTATGAATGGGTTAAAGCGTATTCTCATCATTCAAAGTCTATAAGGTTGAACTCTGCCCCCATATCCAACATTGCCTGTTGCATAGCAAGGTCAAACGCTAGTGATGATAGTGAGTCGTTTGGCTCGTGTGATGTTTTGAAGTTATTCATGATTGAAATTGTTTTGGTTTATAAATTAGAGTCTAGGGGAAGAGTCGAACTTCCACGCTTTGCCCCGTTGCGGTGTCGTTACTTTGTTTCCTACGTGCGATTCTCACACTTCTCACAACTGGCACTAGACTTATTTGTGTTTTGTTTTGCGATTGTATTTTGTTTTATCTTTTTTTACTTGTGTTATCATTCTACGTCTTGCAAGTTGCGACAACTCGCCCATCGAGTAGCCATCTACTTTCCTGTTGTCTTTTTTCTTGTTCATCATTTCTAAAATTTAAGGCACGGCTTTACACCGTGTCCGTTGTTATCGTGTGGTCTCCACTAGCCCGAGTATCTCGGCGGGCTCGTATGTAGTCGGCGCTTATGCTCTCGCTCTGCGTCTGTTGTTGCGTTGCTCATCTGCTCGCTCGATGCTGTCAGATATCGCTACAACCTTTCGGTCAGTCGATGCCATCGCTCGGCTAGTCTTCTGCCCTTTGCTACTGCCCCAAGTCTTGCTTGAATGTTCACGGCGGTAACGCTTATCGAATAGTATTGTGTCTAAAACTTTCATTTGTTTGATTTGTTTGTTGGTGCTAAGATGGGGGCATCATTTCCACAATACCAAATGAAAATTGTTAACGAATGTTAAAAGAATTTTAACGCTTTACAATGTGCATGCACACACGTACGCACGTATAAGCAAAGAAGAACAGACTACCAAATAAAGATTGTTAACAGATGTTAAATTTTGCGAGATTGCAATATCTCGACTTTTTAAGGGTATGATACCAGCGAAGGGGGTTAGGTCTTTAAACGCTCTTAAAACGATTCGGTGTTAAAATATGTTAATAGATTTGGATACCATTTAAATAAGTTGTATTACGCACGTACACACGGGAGAGGGAACAGATGAACAGGGATAAGTGAACCACCATAAGAGGGAAGAGGGAAGCGTATTGTAAATGCATGGGGGGATTGTTCGGGGTTGCAACTCAATACGTTAACAAAACGAGCGTGAACCTGTACTTAAGTCAACACATGCTAATTGATTGATAGTCAATGCTATGCAAAAAAGCTAAAAAGTATGCGCAAAAGCTAGAAAAAGTTAGGGGAGGGGGTCGGATATTATCGTTTTGGTTTACAAATCCTAGCGCTGTATAATATATATAATCCCCACACTCTATATTTCTGGCATTTTTTTCAAATTGACTTCAGATCTGCCAAAAATCATCGTATTTTAAACTCAAAAAAAAACAGGTATGTCAGCTTATATGCGTTTATTCTGTTCATTTACAACTATTTAGAGTCTGTCTCTTAAATCTTTACTTTACTCTTGACTTTTAAAGAAATAGTTTATACCTTTACGGCATCTGCTGTTCAGTAGAACACAAATAAGCTTTATAGATGTTTTTTTGTATGTACTGAATAGTCTGTTATTAGTTTAAACGCAAGAATAGTTGTGCCTTGAGGTTAAATAGATCATATAGAAGCGGGATGGTTGTTAAAGATCCACCCAAAGACCCACCAAAGGGTTATAAGTATAACGAAGCTGGTAACTTAGTACCTATTGGTTTTGAGGAGTTTCATGAAGAGAACGATTTGGACATAGAAGACCTTATGAGAGGTGTTTCTCAAGCAGAGAGTGCGGGAGGTGAATTAATGATAAACCCATATAGTTCTGCTACGGGGTTATATGGACAGCTTTACAATGAAATTAAAGACCTACCGTTTATGCAGGGGGTAAGTAGAGATGAGTTTTCAAAAAATAGGGATTTACAGAATAAAGTATTTGAAATGAGGGTTACTGGTGAGTTGCCGAATATCCCTTCATTAGAACAAAATGCATACGACTTAACAGATGAGTATGCTCCTCAGTTGGGGGATGCTTGGAACTTTACTTTAGATGAGGTTGCTGCTATAAGCAATTATTTAGGTAGACAGGGTGCAAGAAACTACTTTGCATCATTAAGAGATAATACAGATTATAAACCTGCTGGAGTTAATAAATCAGTAGAGGAGTATCTAGAGATATATAGGTCTGGTAGAGACTCTATGTAAAAATTAATTATCGTTATATTTGCTGTATGGTAACAGCATATACTGACGAATACGGAAGACAATACTATATAGATCCTGACACAGGAAAAAGAATAGGTAAAAATGAAGCGTATTCTAAAGTAGGTACTACTATAGACCCTGAAACTGGTAGAAGAAGAGATATAGGGGACACGGGGAAGAGGACAGAGTTCGGTATGTTTGGGGTAAAACAAGAGTTAGCTTCTTCTAAGTACGATGTAGGTACTGCTGCTTCTAGAGCTATGTTTAGAGAAGAGGCTGGCATTGGGTTTGATGAGGAGTTGAAAGGAAAGCAGTTTAGGAAAACAAGAAGACAATTAGCTAGGCAGCAAAGAAAAAGAGAGAGAATAGGTAAAAGAGCTCAAAGAATTGAGCGACGAGCTATTGGTGAAACAAATAAAAAACAAGCAAGACTTAAAAGAAAAGCAGCTAGGGTAAGAGATAAGTATGAAGGCCCTCGTTTAGAAGACTTCGATAAAGCTGCGGACTTCTACGATTATACTCGTATGGAAGACTTTGCTAGAGAGTCAAGAAAGCAACAAGCTGAAAACATAGCGGCCAAAACTATTGAGACTGCAGGTAAGGTTATTTTGGGGAAAGGCATTAAAGAAGGTATTCAGGGTATCAAGGCTGGTAAAGCTTTAGCAACTACAGATAATACGGAGCTTCTTGCGGACGCTGCAACTGATGTAGTTACGGACACTGCAGCTGATGTAGTTACAGACACTGCAGCTGATGTAGTTGCAGATAATGCAACTGATGTTGCAGACATGTCGTTTAAGCAGTTGTTTGGCGCAGGTAAAGATGCTTTTAAAGCTCGTGATGCTGATAAGTTTATTGAAGTTGGTAAACAATTTTACGATAAATCAAAACCATTTATACAGACTGCACAAGCAATAGGTGGTTTAGCAAGCGCTGGAGGGGGAGAAGGACAGACTCAAGTTACACCGACTGTTCCAGCTGAAATGCCTATGATGGCAAACATACCTCCTGCAGGGTTTACCCCTACTGCATCAGCTGCACCTATAAACTTACAAATACCTCAGAGCCTTGATGGTATGTCTGCAGGTATGGCAAGCACCCAAACTCAGGGTGTAGTAGGTGCTTTAGGAGTCACTCCTCAAGACAATTATAATTTAGTTAACTTTGTAAATCCTTCAAGCATGCAAAATGTATACGCTGAAAAAGGAGGTAGAGTAAAAACTAAAACGAATTACCCAAAACAGGGTGGTAGAATAAAAAGAGTATAATGGCAAGTCTAAAAGTAAAGATAACAGAAGACCTTGTAATTAACGGTCAAACCATAAATGGAGAAACTACTGTTACTTACGAGGTAAACGATGTATATAGAAGAATAATTTCTGCTACTACTACAGAACAAACTGTATTGTTGTTTGGTGCTGCAGTTGCAGCTGGCCAACTAAAAGATGGTGATCTTAAATACCTACGTATTACTAACCTCGATCAAACCAACTTTGTAACAATAAGAGTTGTTGCAGATGCAGAAGCTTACTTTATTAAACTACCACCTGAGTCTAGCTGGATGCTTTGCGACGACGAAATGGAAGCCAATTCAGACGGAGCTGCTTTTAACTCTTTCGAAACAATATCCCAAATAACTATAGACGCAAACACTGGAAGTTGCGACTGTGAAATCTACGCTGCTACAGCTTAATAACAAAAACATGAAAGTAAATAGATATAACAGAATGTATGCCCTAGGAGGTATGCTTAAAAGATACATGATGGGTGGTGGAAGAATGTATGAACATGGTGGGCAATATCATGACGCAGACGGAAACCCTACTGACGCAGACGGAAATCGTATACCAGTAGATGAACTTGTTGCTGTTGCTTCTGATTTAGAACGTGAAGCTGGTTTAGCTACTGACGAAGGAGCTGCACTTACAGGTAGAGATCAAGGTGTCACAACAGAAGGTGTTCAAGATACAGGTAGCACTATAGCTACTGACGAGCAAGCTACATTAATGAACCCTGCCGATGCAGCAGCAGGAACCATAGCTTCTTTTAATACAGATCCTGTTTCTCCAGACATGTCTCAAGAGCAGTTCGATTTAGCTATGCAGTCTGGGTTTGTTGCTAAACAGTTTGAAGGGATGGATATCCAAAATCCACAACAGCTTTCAGAAGCTTACGATGGTTTTAAAAACGAGGTAACTACAGCTATTAATAACAACGTACCAGATGTAGCAAATTCTGTAAGAGAGTTAGCTAAGACCAACCAAAACTTTGAAATAAAGTTAAATAAACTGGCTGAAGATTTAGGTAGAGAACCAACGGATCAGGATATAGCTGATATGATGATTGACATGAATACTGATGGTTTATTTGGTGATCTACATGGTGTAGTTGTTGATCAGTTCTTGCCTTCCAAGCAACTTAATTCAACACCAATAACTCAAACATTCCGTCTTAGTACTACAGGGCGAAATGTGGATAAAGTTACTATTAATGGTCAAAACATATCTGAAGGCGGCAGTATTATTACTAGCATACAAGATAAAGGAATAAAGAATAGAGAGGGGATGGAAAAACTTTTCCAAGATGCAACTGACGCTGGTATAGATTTAACAAAAGGCACAATACAAACAGAAGATTTTTTAAGAGGGTGGTATACAGATTCAGCCAATGCAGACTTTATTGTAACTGCAGGAGGAGCTGAAGAGATGGCTGCAGGAGGAGTTGGTGTGAAAGATGTAAGTGCAACGTCAGGAGGAAATTTAGCATTTCTTAATACAATGGTAAAAGAGGCTGTACAGGAAGCTAATAGTAAAATCCCATCATTTGCACAAGCAGCTGAATACCGTAGAATTCGTGATAGTCGGGGTCAGGAGGCTGCCGATGCCTACGCTGAAGAAAAAGGTTTCATATATCCATCTTTTGCTATGGGCGGTAAATACAAAGTACTTAAAGGTGGGGGTAGAGCTCCTATGGGGGCGTTATCCGCATTGCTTAGAAGATGATAGTCGTAAAAAAATATAAGGATGGGGGTAAGTTTTCTTTAAAGGATCTTATAAAAGCTTATAAAGACACTAAACCTATGAGATTAACCGTTAAGCACTTACCAACTGACGAAGAGGCATTTGATGTAATGCGTCTCGAAGGCCTAAATCCAAAAAAGCGGGAGGAGTTGCTTAGAACTGGAGAAATAAAAAAGATTAGAGAAAGACGAGGTGGTGCTTCATCTACTGGAGGTGGCGGTGTTACCATTCTAAAAGGGAAAGACTATAAGAAAAAATACGAAGGAACTGAAGATGGCGCGATAAACATGTCATATAGAAGAGGTACAATCAATCCTTTTAAGAGATTAAAGGCTGCTCTTCAATCACTTAGAGTAAATAAGATTAAAGAACAAAACGTTCACTCTAACCCTCGATTCCTGTAATCTTTACTCAAACTCCCAACCGTGGTACGGCTCATCAGTAAAGCAGTTGTACATGTATGTGTCTTCCCCAGCTATACTTAACCCGCAGTGCTTTTGACCAGCTTCAAGCTTGATGTTTCTTCTTATACCTAAAGTCCTTCTGTAGTAAAAGCCCTCACCAATATTAGCAGCCGTTGCCCCCAACAACTCTCCAGTTTCTTTATTGCGAGCGTATACGTGGTATATACCAAACCCATTACATTCAAAGGTCATAATGATTTGACCATCATGCTCAGCAGTTTGCACCCTGTTACTCTCTATTGACCTAGCGATAAACTCATCATCAATAACTGGATCGTACCTGTATGATCGACGAACTCTTTCGTCATAAGGAGTTGTCCAGTAGTATGTAGGGTCATTATCTATGCAATTTATGCAGTTTGAATCGTAGTTAGGATCTTTCCAAACTTCCCACATAATTAAAGATCTGTCAACTCCACCTTGATTGAAAGCACAGCTTATAACTACACTGCTACCTCTTGTTGGTTCGTCTTGCGCATTTACTGTTATGGCTAGTAAAGCTGCGGCTGATAAAAATAAATTTCTCATAACATATTGAATTAAAAGTTAAAAAATCAAGTCGTATATTTGACTTGTTGATCACAATAAAAAACAAATAATTGGTAAATCCAAAAAAAAATGTTAAAAAAGTGTTAAAAACTTGAAAAAGTTTTATTTCAACCCAATAAAGAAAAGAAAAGATCATGCTCAAGAGGCTGAAAAAATTAGATTAAATAAACTTAAGAATGAAGCTAGAAGTAATAAGATTCAACAAAGGAGTAGATTCGACTAACGGTATTTTATTTGACGTAACCGATGAAAGAAAATTTTTATGCTATACTCTCGAAGATGAGAGCCGTGAAGAAAAGGTGTGGGGAGAAACTTGTATACCTGAAGGAGAGTATCAAATCAAGTTTAGAAGAGAAGGTGGATACCACTCCAAGTACGGTAAAAGATTTGCTGACATACATATTGGAATGCTTGAAGTGTGTGATGTCCCTAATTTTAAATATATCCTTATTCACTGTGGTAATACTGATGAGGACACTGCGGGATGTTTACTTGTGGGTGATACGCAAGAAAACAACGACATAAAGAAAAACGGATTTATAGGAAAGAGTACTAAGGCTTACATGCGTATATACCCTGCTATAGCAAAAGCTTTAGAAGCTGGGGAAGAAGTAACTATAGCTTACAGAGACTTTGCTGAGTGCTTAATATTAGATCCATTAGATCTAAAAGACTTAGCTGGAGAAGCTTAATTAATAAACATGTATACATACAATATAGAAGTTCTTAGAGTTATCGATGGGGACACAATAGACGCTAGCATAGATCTAGGCTTTGATGTAAAAATCAAAAAGCGAATAAGGTTTATGGGTATCAACACACCTGAATCGAGAACTCGTGATCTTGAAGAAAAGAAACGAGGGATGGCAGCTAAAAAAAGAGTAGCTGAGCTTTTAGATACAGCAACAGAAGTTCAGGTTGTATCGCATGGAGTCGGTAAGTTTGGTAGATGTCTTGGAGAAATAGACTTTTGCTGTCCTGACTCTCTTACTATGAAAAACTTAAACAAGCAGCTTATAGAAGAAGGCCACGCTGTAGAGTACGACGGAGGTAAAAGATAGTTACTCTAACTCCCTATAGAAAGACTGCACCAGCAATCTTGCTTTTTGTGTTAAAGCATACCTCACCCTATAATTCATTTTTAGCTCATCTCTGAATAAATGGTCCTCATACGTTTGCGATGGGGTTAATTTATCGAAATGTTTGTATGCGTACCCTTCTTTCACTAACGGGTATATTATCCTTTCTGCTATATGTTTTTTGGAATACTGATATTCTTTAGCTGCGTAATCTATAGTCCAAAACTCAAGGTCGTATGCCCAAAGCATAAACAACAATTCTTTTTCAAAGATGTCGTACCTTTTACAAAAGTTTAAAAGTTTAGTTCTAAGGTGTTTAAGAAAGTTTCTTTTTACGTACCTTTGATTAAGTTTAGAACTTTCCCTAAAAAGTTTTTTTTTAGCTATTTTGCTTTTTGGCATTAAAATGAGATTACTTCGTAAAGATATGGAAGAACAAGCATTTTTCTTAGAGGTTCAAAGATTATCTATGGAATTAGATCAAATTGTTGACCTTTATAATATGCGAGATAGGGTAGCTTCTGTTATGGTTACAGGCTTAATAGATGAAGACATTATGGGTAATTCTAGATTAAAGGCTATATATAGTTATAGTCTTGACTCAAGAGAAGAATTAAATAGTATATTGCAATTTATAGATAGCACTTGGTACGATTTAGATAATAAAGATTCAGAAGAAGTAGACGGGTATAAAGATATTGATGATCTTTTGAATGGTACTGGTGTTGAGTTAGAAGATTAATAAAATGGAAGGACTTATTAGAAAAATTATTATCGGGGAGGACCCGAAAAACGCTATGGCTTACTACGTCGGCATGAGAGCTGGTAGAGGTGAAGTAAGCACTATTGTACTTGACGAAAAGCATTTATACAAGTACGGTAAACAAAGGTATTTAGTTTACATGCAGAACGAAGACGACTCTCAAGTTCTTTGGAAATCTGTTGACTCTATGCCTTGTATAATTGAATACGACTGTAATTTTTAATTTATGAAAACTTTAGATATTTTTGTCGTTGAGCTTGAAAAACAGTTCAACGACACAATTAAGACAGACTCTGGGCTAGAGCTGTATGTAGACAATAGATTTAATGAGTTTGAGCATAGGGTTACTGAAGGCCCTGTAGTTTGCTCTCCTTTAAAATACAATACAGGTGTGGAAGAAGGCGACACGTTGTACTTTCATCACTTGGTTGTAATTAATGAAGGTCAGGTATTAACTGGTAATGACAATCATTACTTGGTTAGATATGATCCAAACCATACAATAAACAATCAAGCTATAGCTTATAAGAGTAAAAAAACTGGTGAAGTTAAACCGCTTATGGGGTGGGCTCTTTTAGAGTTTACAGAGCAAGAGGAGTTAGAGACTAAATCAGATTTAATAGAAGTTGTAGACTTATCAGAAAAATTACCTACTAAAGGTCGTATTGCTTTTGATAGTCCTTGGCTGGAAGAGCTTGGAGTAAAGTCTGGGGATGTAGTGGGATTTAAACAGAATAGAGATTATCGTATAAAAATAGACGGGAAAGAATACTACCGTACCCGTGCAGAAGATTTGCTTTATGTCGAAAATTAAGTTTACGACAGTATCAGCAGCTAAAAGACTAATGTCTAGCATGGAGGAGGCTATCAATAATATGATAGAAGAAATTAAGAAACCCGTTGATCCAGATATTAGCGGTAGTGCTAGAAAAGCCGAACTTCAATCTATTAAACAAACTGCAACAGATTGTAAAGAGCTGCTTGTAGAAAGACAGAGGTTAGAGCAAATGATAAAAGATTTAAAGTCTAGCGGAGAAATAGGTGAAGCTAAAGATTATTCAGGGGGATTTGCTGAAAGATTTTCTAAGTAATGGCTTATAAAGACGCAAAAGATCAGGCAGCAGCCGCAAAGCGTCACTACGAGGCTAACAAGCAAAAAATAAAAGATCGTAGTAAAAAGAAAAATAGAGAAAACAGGAAAAGAAACAAAGAGTATATAGCTTTTGTTAAGACCTTATACTCATGTGTTGATTGCGGTGAAAGCAATCCATTGGTTTTAGAGTTTGATCACGTTAGAGGTGAAAAGAAGTCTAATGTTTCAGATATGGGTAATCAGTCATACTCTTTAAAAACAATACAAAAAGAAATAGATAAGTGTGAGGTTAGGTGTGCTAACTGCCACAGAATAGCAACTTATGATAGAAGAAAAAAAAAGCGTAACTTGCAGCAGTTATGAGAGTAAAGAAAAGAAACTACAAAAAAGAATACGATAAATTTCAGTCTTCTCAAAAGGATAAGAGGGAACGTGCTGCTAGAAACAAGCGCAGAAGGAAAGCTGAAAAGGGAGGTAGAGTAAAAAAAGGTGATGGGAAAGACCTACACCATTTTACAAAAGGAGGTGAAGTCGTAACAGTTGTAGAGCCTAAAAGCAAAAACAGAGGTAGAAAAGAAAAGTCTAGAGTAAAAGGTTCTAAACGAAATTAAATGAAATGGCTGAATATAAATGTGAGTGCAGTGATGACACTGTAGAAAAAACGGGTGTTACTATTAGGTATATAGAAGGCAAGGGGGTTATACACGATATAAAGTGTGATAAGTGTGAAAGTTACATGCAGTTAGCCAATCCTAAAACAGGATTTCCTAGCTTTGGTAGCGATAGATTTGGGAGGGTTCGTTGAGTAATTTACTAGACATAGAAAACTATGAAGAACCTGCTATTAAGATTTGTCCCAACGGTACGGAAGGTGAGATTATTGAGCTCGGTGGGATACTCATTTGCCTTCCAAAAAGGCCGCCTAAGAAAAACATTATTGGATATAAAAAATCAGACGACTTGCAAGTGTGGGAGAGGACACCTATGCCGCAGGAATTGTCTCGTATTCGTTCTATGGATGAGTGGGCGGAAATGCCAAGACAGTTTAGAGAAAAGTTTCGTCCATATATCGAGGAAGAGTTTAGGCGTAGGCGTGAGGGTCTTTGGTTTTATAACAACGGTACAGCTACATATATTACGGGGCGGCATTACATGATGCTCCAATGGACAAAATTAGATGTAGGATACCCATATTTTTTAAACTTTCAACGTGAAATATTTTTACACATGGCTGCGTGCGAGTCTGATCCTCGTTGTATCGGTCAGCTATATACTAAGTGTCGTCGTTCTGGGTATACTAATATCTGTAGTGCTGTTCTTGTGGACGAAGCTACACAGGTTAAAGACAAGCTTATGGGGATCCAGTCGAAAACAGGTAAAGACGCTCAGGAAAACATCTTTATGAAGAAGGTGGTGTATATGTTTAGACACTACCCTTTCTTTTTTAAACCAATACAGGACGGTACAACTAATCCACGTATGGAGCTAGCTTTTAGAGAGCCGTCAAAGCGTATCACAAAAAACAATAAAACATCACAAACTGGTGAGGCGCTTAACACAGTTATTAATTGGAAAAACACAACTAACAACGCATATGACGGTGAGAAGCTACACTTGTTGTATTTAGATGAAGCAGGAAAATGGGAAAGACCTACAGACATAAGGGACGCATGGAGGATTCAGAGGACATGTTTGATCGTCGGAAGAAAAATCGTAGGAAAAGCTCTAGTAGGGAGTACGGTAAATCCGATGGACAAAGGTGGGAGTCAGTACAAGGATCTATGGAGGGATTCGAACCCTTTAGAAAGAAACGCAAACGGTAGAACTAGAACAGGTCTATATAGGCTGTTTATTCCTGCTTATGAATCTTTAGAGGGCTTTTTTGATCAATATGGCATGCCCGTAATAGAAGACCCTGTAAATGTAACAAATGGTTTAGACGGTGAGGACATAATATTCGGAGCTAAGACCTATCTTAAAAATGAAAGAGAGTCTTTAAAAGACGACCCATCAGAGTTAAACGAAATAACAAGACAGTTCCCTTTTACTACTGATGAGGCTTTTAGGGATAGTATAGATGGTAGCTTATTTAACATTGGTAGAATCTATGAACAGATTCAATACAATGACGAGTTGTTTCCAAATCCTGTGGTTGTAGGTAACTTTGTTTGGAAGGAAGCTCAGAAGGATACAGAAGTTGTTTTTAAGCCAGACCCAAAAGGCCGATTTAAAATATCTTGGATGCCTCCACCTGAGTTAAGAAATGTAAAGAAATACGAAAGAGGTAAACGCATTCCTGCAAATTCTGATTTAGGGGTTGGTGGTGTTGACTCCTATGATCTTGACGCAACCGTTGATGGCAGAGGTTCGAAAGGCGCTTTGCACCTCTACAATAAGTTTCATATGCAACACCCTTCAAATATGTTTGTTTTAGAATACGCTTCTAGACCGCCGTTAGCTAAAATATTTTATGAAGACGTTCTCATGGCTGCTGTTTTTTATGGGTATCCTATATTGATTGAGAACAATAAGTATGGTATCGCAAGACATTTTGAATCAAGAGGTTATGATGGGTTTTTAATGAATAGACCAGACCATTTAAAATCTCCGAACTCTAAGGTTAACGTAAAAACAAAAGGAATCCCATCTAACTCTCAAGATGTTATTCAGGCTCACGCACACGCTATTGAGGCTTATATCCACAACCATATTGGAATTAACTCAGAAACAGGGGAGTTTGGTAATATGTATTTTAACAACACCTTAGAGGATTGGATAGGTTTTAATATCAATAACAGAACAAAATTTGACCTTACTATAAGCTCTGGTTTAGCCTTATTAGCAGCTCAAAAATCTAAGCCAAAAAAGAAACAATATAATTTCGCAGAAAAGAAATTCTTTAGAAGATATAAGCCAATCTCCTAGAAACGTCTTATTTAGTATATTTGCATAAATACTATCCCTTGATGTATACAAACGAAAACAAAAGTTCAGGCAGCTTCCCAGATCCACTAGCGTCTCAAAAAGTAAAAGAAAGTAAAGCGTACGGATTAAAGTATGCTAAAGCTATTGAAAATCAATGGGGCAAAACACAAGACATAGGGTCTTTATACAACAAAAGAAATAAAACTTTTGAAAGAAATAGAGACTACGCTAACGGGACTCAGGATACAAATATATACAAGCAGATTCTTACAAATCTTGATCCTAACAACTCGGATGGTAGCCTTATTAATTTAGACTACACTCCAGTTCCAGTTCTTCCTAAGTTTGCAAAAATTGTAGTAAACAAAATTTTATCACGTAACCCTTATCCAAATCTTGAGGCTATAGATCCTCTTTCTTCTTCTGATAAGAATAAAGAAAAGCAGAGAATAAAGATTCAAGTTGAGTTAAAAGAGCAGTTAATGCAACTCAAAAAGGAAACTGACGGATTGGTTTTAGATCAAGATCCTGAAATGTTGCCTGATACACTAGAGGAAGCAGATATATTTTTAGATACTAATATTAAAACAGATGCTGAAATATCAGCTCAGATTGGTACCAATTTAACTCTTTCTTGGAATAATTTTAATGACGCTGTATACAGAAGGTGCGTTAATGATTTAGTCGCTCTTGGGATGTGTGTTGTTAGAAGGACTAACGATCCTAGCTACGGTATTAAAACAACATATGTAGATCCTTGTAATTTTGTGCATAGCCAAACAGAAGATCCAAATTTTGAAGATCTTGTATACGCAGGGCATGTTAAAAGAATTACCATACAAGAATTAAAGCGATTAGCGGGAGACAGATTCACAGAGGAACAGTATAAAGAAATTGCCACTGATTCCGCTAGATCAAAATCACACGATACATCTAGATTTTCTATATCTAAATACGATAACTCTTTAAATAAAAACGTTTACGGTTACGACGACTACACAATTGAGTTGCTAGACTTTGAGTTTATGTCTGTCGACTGTATGCACTTTGAAGAGAAAGAAAACAGGCATGGTAATAGAAATTTCTTTTACGAAGGATTTAACTATAAGGAAAAAACAGGGGGTGTATTTGAGCGTAAGCCTCATAGAATGGATATAGTTACCATATATGGTGGGTTATATATTTTAGGTACAAAGCATATTTTTGACTATGGAATGAAAACAAACATTCCTAGAAACATGCACGACATAGGTAGAACTCGTATGGGTTATTCTGTTGTTGCTACTAACTTTAGAGGCATGATGCCTAAGTCTATGGTAGACGGCTGTGTTGGTTTTGCTGATATGCTTCAAATAACTCACTTAAAGTTGCAACAATCTATAGCTAAGGCTAAACCAGATGGATTAATTATAGATATTGAGGGGTTAGAAAATGTGCAACTTGGTAAAGGAGGAGAGCTTCAACCTCTTGAGCTTCATGATATTTATGAACAGACAGGTGTATTTTATTACAGAAGTAAAAACCCAGAGGGAGGTTTTCAAAACCCACCAGTTCGTACTATAGATAATAGTATTAGAAACATAAACGAACTAATTGCTTTATATAATCATTACTTAAGATTAATAAGAGATACAACAGGCATTAATGAAGCTATGGATGCTTCAACTCCAAAAGGTGACGCTTTAGTTGGTGTTCAGCAACAAGCTATTGCTGCTGGTAATAATGCTATATATGACATAACAAACGCTTCTATGATCTTATTTAAAAAGGTATGTGAAGACGTTGTTAAGTGTTTGCAGATTATTCCACCAGAGTCTGTTCTTATGGGGATTTACCAGAACGCTATTGGAAAGTCAAACATGGAAGTTTTAAGTTCTTTTAGCGACCTACCAATGTTTAACTTCGGTGTTACCGTTCAAAAAGAAATGGAAGATGCTGAAAAAGCATATTTAGAGCAGAACATTCAAATGGCTATTCAGCAACAGCAAATAGATTTAGAAGACGCTATAGCTATTAGAAACCTTAAAGATGTAAATCAAGCTGAAAGATTATTGATTATTAGGCGTAAAAAGAGAATGGATAAAATGCAAGCACAAGCTATGCAAAATTCTCAAATGCAGGCTCAACAAGCTCAGCAAGCTGCTCAAGCTGCTTCTCAGGCTAAGCAACAAGAAATGCAAATGGAAGCTCAGATTGAGGCTCAGAAGCTTCAGCTTAAGTCGCAGTTAGAAATACAAGTAGCTCAAGTAAGGCATGAAATGCAAAAAGAAATAGAGACAATTAGAGCTCAAGCTACACTAGGGTTTAAAACTGACGATCAAGAGTTTAAAGAAAAAATTGAAGTTCTTAAAGAAGACAGAAAGGACAGTAGAGTTAAAAAACAAGCTGCTGAACAAAGTAAATTAATGTCTCAAAGAAAGGGACAAAGAGGTGAATTAACCGAACCTACAGAAATGCCTGATAAACAGGATCTAGATGAAACAGTTCAAAACATATTACAATAATGGCTAGTAAAGTAAATTTAGACGTATCAGAAAAACTAGATATAACATGTCGTCAAGGAGATAGCTTTAGTCTTACTTTGACGTTAAAAGATTCGTCTGGTACAGCTCTTACATTATCAACAGATAATTATTCATTTCTTATGCAGGTTTACCGATCTGGAGGCAGCGTAAAAAACACCTCTCCAGTTTTAGGTAGTTCTAATCTTGGTAAACAAGTTGACAATTCTTTTGAAGCTTTTGTTATTGACGATAGTGGAAATGTAACTATTAGTGCTACTGCTGCAACTATGAGAAATATTAAGGCTGGTAGATATGTTTATGATTTACAACAAATAAAACCAA